TAACTGTGAGGGCGGTTTAATTCTAAACCGTTCTACTTTTATGATGCAACCGGGGGAGGCTTTAGTTTTAGAAAACTTTGAGCCTGATATTTCAGGTGGCTATCGGAGGATAAATGGCTATCGCAAATACGCAAACCAAGTAGTTCCACTTACTTCTTCTAGCTCCGAATCTGTTTTGATGGTAGCTAGTTTTGCAGATAAAGTTGTAGCAGCTAGGGGCGAAAAGATATTCTCATCTTCATCTACTGAGTTATCTCTTGGCATTGCGGCTGGTACAAGTATGTCAGGCTCAGGTATTATTAGTGTGTTATCTACAAGTGGATTTTCCTCCAGTGGTACTATTCAAATTAACTCAGAAACATTTACTTACACAGGCATTAGTTCTACTAACTTCACAGGTGTTACTAGGGCTACTTCAAGTTCTACTGCAGCAACACACTCTAAAGCAGACGTAGTTTCAGAGAACTGGACTGAAAGAGATACTGGTAGAACTAACGCTGCTAAGTACCATTTTGAAAGATACAACTTTGATGGTAACGAAAAGATTATTTGTGTTGACGGTGTTAACGCTCCTGTAATATTTAATGCTGCTATGACTGCAGCTGATGTTAGTGAAAGTTCAGTAGCAGGTTCTACTGTTGTAGCTGCGTATAGAAACCATATGTTCTACGCAGGTAAGTCTACCTCGCCTCAAGAAGTTGTTTTTAGTGAGCCGTTTGATGAAGATGGTTTTAACGCTGGTGATGGCGCAGGCAGTATTAAAGTTGATGACTCAGTAGTTGCACTAAAAGTTTTTCGGGATAGTTTATTTATCTTTTGTGAAAACAGAATATTTAAACTTACAGGATCTAGCCTTAGTGACTTTTCAGTACAGCCCGTAACAAGAAACATTGGCTGCATTAACAGCTTTACTGTACAAGAATTTGCAGGTGACTTAATCTTTCTTGGCCCTGATGGACTTCGTACTGTGGCTGCGACTGCTCGTATTGGCGATACAGAACTTGGTACAATTAGTAAGAACATTCAATCTGTATTTGATGAAAACATTAATAACGCTGGTTCTTTTGATTCGGTAGTTATACCTGACAAAACACAATACCGAATTTTCTTTACTAAAGATGGTCAAGGTGCATCACTTTCTAAAGGCGCTATATGTGTACTTAAAAAAGAAGCCTTTGAGTTTTCAGAAACACGGGGAATACAAGTAGCATGTACAGATACTTTTATTGAAGCTGGTAATGTTATTGTACTACACGGGGATTCGCTAGGGTTTGTACAGAGGCAAGAATCTGGTAATACATTTGATGGGACAACTATTGCGGGAACGTATAGAAGTCCTGACATGAGTTTTGGGGATAGTGGTATCCGTAAACACATGCAACGGGTTATTATTAGCTATAAACCAGAAGGAACTGTTGCCGCCGACTTAACAGTACGTTATGATAACGAAGATAAAGACTCAGCAAGACCTGCTGTTTATCCTTTTGACACAACATCTTTAGCTGCGTCTTATGGTAATGCTGTATACAGTACAGTTTCTTCTGCAATACAGTTTGTTTATGGCGGTCCTACTCAGCCTCTTTTACGACAGCCCATAGAGGGGTCAGGATTCTCTGTCGCATTAAAAGTAGAAGATGGGGGAACAACTAACTCGTACTCTCTCAAAGGTTTCCAAATAGAGTATCAACTAGGAGCAAGACGTTAGATGGGCGCTACATATACAAGACAGTCAACATATAATGATGGCGATACAATTACGTCAGATCACACTAACGATGAGTTTGATCAGTTACTAGCTGCGTTTGCTTCTAGTACAGGACACTCACATGATGGGACTACTGCTGAAGGCGGTCCTATTACTAAACTGTTGGGTACATCCATTACTATTGGAGATGCTACTTCAGGAACTGACATTACTGTAACCTTTGATGGAGAAAGTAATGACGGTGTTTTAAAGTGGATGGAAGATGAGGATTACTTCGAGTTCTCTGATGACATACTTATTGCTACAACAGAGAAGATACAGTTTCGTGACACAGGTATCTATATTAACTCTTCTGCTGATGGTCAACTTGATCTCGTAGCTGACACAGAGATACAGATTGCTGCAACTACTATTGACATGAATGGTGCAGTAGATATTTCAGGTAACTTAGGTATTGGTGGTAATCTTGTTGTAACAGGTACTACTACGTTTAACGGTGGTACTCTTACTTTGGGTGCTTCTGCTGCTGATAATGTTGTGTTTGGGTCTAACGTAGACTCAAGCATTATACCTGACGATGATGATACATATGACCTTGGTTCAGCCTCTCAGCAATGGCGTAACATATTTATTGATGGTACAGCAGAAGTAGATACTCTTTCTATTGATGGTACTGCAGTCACTTCAACAGCAGCAGAGTTAAACATCCTAGACGGGGTTACTTCAACTGCTACAGAGATTAATCTTTTAGATGGTGTAACGTCAACTACAGCTGAACTAAACATCTTAGACGGTGTAACGTCTACTGCAGCTGAGTTAAATGTACTTGATGGTATTACTGCAGTAGTAGGTGAGCTTAACGCTTTAGACCTTGGTGATACTGCTATTGGTACAGCTGTAGCATCTAAAGCTGTTGTACTAGATGCAAACAAAGACTCCACAGGTATTCGTAATCTTACCCTTACTGGTAACTTAACTATCCCCAATGATGGTTTGTTTGCTGCTACTAATACTGCAGGTAATATTCTTGTAGCTGACGGTACAAACTTTAACTCTACTGCTGTAAGTTCTTTGTCGGAAATAAGCACTGCAGCTAACGATGATGTGTTCTTAGCTATTGATACTTCTGGTGGTGGACTTAAAAAGATTACTAGAAGTACTGTTCTTGCTGGCACTGGTTCAAGTACAGACTTAGCTAACGTTGTAGAAGATACTACTCCACAACTAGGTGGCAATCTAGATATGAATGGTGCTGACATTGTTACAACTTCTAATGCTACAATAGACTTAGCACCTAACGGTACAGGCACTGTTGTTGTACGTGGTAATACTAACTCAGGTGCTATTGTATTTAACTGTGAAAGTAACAGCCACGGTCAAAAAGTAATTGCACAACCACACTCAGCCTCTGTTACAAACACTATGCTCTTACCTGCAGGTGCTAACTCTACTTTAGTGTCACTTGTATCTACAGACACACTTACAAATAAAACTTTAACATCCCCTAAAATTAATGAAGATGTAGCAGTCACTTCAACAGCCACAGAACTAAACATTCTGGATGGGGTTACAAGTACAACAGCAGAACTTAATATTCTTGACGGGGTAACCAGCACAGCCGCTGAACTAAACATTTTAGATGGAGTTACAAGTACTGCAGCAGAACTTAACATTCTTGATGGGGTAACTTCTACTACTGCTGAAATCAATCTTATAGATGGAGGTACGGCAAGAGGCACAACAGCCGTAGCAGACGGTGATGGCGTACTTATTAATGACGCAGGTACAATGCGTATGACTAGCGTAGATACACTTTCTACTTATATGTCTGGTAAAAGTGTTGGTGGCACAGGCATTGTTACTACGGGTGCTTTAGATGCAGGTTCTATTACTAGCGGTTTTGGCACTATTGATACTGGTGCATCTGCTATCACTACAACAGGTCTTATTTCAGGTGGCTCTTTAGATATTGATAGTGTCCTGATTAACGGGGCTACTATTGGTCATACAGATGATACTGATTTAATGACAGTAGCTGATGGTATACTTACTGTTGCTGGCGAAGTACAAATGACTACACTAGATATTGGTGGAACTAATGTAACGTCAACAGCCGCTGAGTTAAATATTCTGGACGGTGTAACTAGCACAGCCGCTGAACTAAACATCTTGGATGGGGTTACCGCTACAGCCGCTGAAATTAACTTAATTGATGGTGGAGCTACAATAGGCACTACAGCCGTTGCCGATGGTGATGGTATTCTAATTAACGATGGTGGGACTATGAGAGTATCTACCGTCCAGACTGTTAAAACATATATGACAGCAGGTGCTGGCGCACCCACAGGGACGTTAATTTACCATGCAGCTAACGCAGCCCCAACTGGTTATCTCAAGGCCAACGGCGCAACTATTTCTCGCTCAACTTACTCAGCCTTGTTTTCCGCTATTGGTACAACTTTTGGTGCTGGCGATGGTAGTTCTACATTCCTCGTTCCTGATTTACGTGGTGAATTTATACGTGCTTGGGATGACAGCCGTGGTGTTGATGGCAGTCGGGCATTTGGTTCGGCACAGGGAGATGCGTTTAAAGCCCACACTCATGGGGTTCTTTCTGTAGCATTCAGCGGTGGCGTTTCTGCCCCTCAAGCCCAAAGTGCGGGGGCTAACTACACAACCTACAACACAACATCCACAGGTGGCTCAGAAACACGCCCACGCAACATAGCCCTCTTGGCTTGCATCAAATATTAAGGAGTTAACATGAACGTATATCAAACTGACCATGAGGGCTTCTATGTAAATGCAACGGTTGCTGACATAGACCCTATGGACGAAACAAACCACCTGATACCCGCAGGCTGTGTAACTGATGCACCACCTACTCTAACAGAAGGCCAGAAGGCCCAATGGGCAGACGGTAGCTGGGCAGTAGTCACCCCTGTCGTGGAGGTAGAACCGGAGCCAGAACCAGTGGACGCTGCTGTTGAAGCTAGAGCTAAACGTGATGGCCTACTGACTTCCTCTGATTGGACACAAGTAGCTGATGCTCCGGTCGATCAGGCTGCATGGGCAAGCTACAGGGTTTTGCTGCGTAATGTCCCACAGCAAGCTGGGTTTCCAGATGTAACTTGGCCCACTAAGCCGGAATAAATAGGAATACCCAATGGACAAACGTACTGTAAGCTCTGCCCATGAGCGCATCGACGGCCTTGAAAAGGAGGTAATAGCTATCCAAACTGAAATGAGAATCCAATTCAAAGACTTGTTTGGTCGTGTTAAACGCATGGAATCCATTATGCTAGCCGCAACTGGCGCTATTATTGCGCTCTTAGTAGCGGTACTGACCAAGATGAGCTAATGATTGATCCGATTACAGCCGTTGGATTGGCGACTTCCGCATTTAATATTTTAAAACAAGGTATCAATGCGGGTAAGGATATCCAAGAAATGAGCGGAACCCTATCAAAGTGGGGTGCCGCTTTCTCTGATTTTCAATACGCCGAAGACAAAGCTAAAAATCCTCCTTTTTACAAACTTATGTCTGATAATTCTGCTAATGCCATCGAAATCTTTGCTCAGAAAAAGAAGATGGAGCATATGCGGAAAGAAATAAAAGATCATATATCATGGACTTATGGGCCTTCCGCTTGGAAAGAAGTCCTCGCCATAGAGGGCCAGATGCGGAAGATTAGGCAGGACGAGGCTTACAAAAAACAAGAGATGCTAGATAACGCGATAAATTTTGCGGCGGGGGCGGTTGTTTTCCTGTTAGCCGCTGGTGGAGTCGGGACAGTGTTTTATTATATCGGGAAGCTACAAGGTAAATGGTGAGTGACCCTTGTAGAAGTGAAGCGGCGCTGGGCTGTAATAACCAAAGATGGAATAGTAATTATAATTACGAGTGATAAACGTGTTGCACTAGCTTTTGCTGAGAAGTGGAAAATTAAAAATGACTGAGTTTGATAAAGCGGATACCGACGGCACCGGCTCTATAGATAGAGCAGAGTGGAATGCCCTAGAGCTAGAGGATCGCCGCAGACGCCTTGACGACGAAGACAGCAAACGAGATCAGCAACGCAAGATGGTCTGGTTTGCTTTGTCTGGTATGTTGATCTACCCTATTCTCATCATCGCAACTTCAGCCATAGGCTTGAGCGAGGCAACAGCTTCTTTATCGTCTATCGCCGGTGTGTATTTTGTTTCTGTCTCTGCGCTTGTGGGGGCGTTCTTTGGGTTTACTAACGTGGGGAAGAAATAATGTTAGGAATAATAAACAGCGTTGCGGGTTTGGCAGCAAGTGTCATCGACGGCAAAACGGCAGTTAAAAAGGCCGAAGCGCAGACCAAGATGAAAATTGCCACGGGGGAACTTGATTGGGATTTGGAAGCCATGAAGGCTACTCAAAATTCGTGGAAAGACGAGTGGATTACCCTACTTTTTAGTATCCCATTAATTTTAGCATTTTGTGGTGATTGGGGTAATCAAATAGTGCAGGCTGGGTTTACTGCTTTAGAGGTTATGCCTAATTGGTATCAGTACAGTTTAGGTGGAATTGTCAGTGCCAGCATAGGGATGCGAGGCGTCAGTAAGTTCTTTGGTGGGAAGAAGTGATTTGATGTGGGTACTCATCTGGATGCAAGTTACAGTAGGAATACCTGTTGAGTACTATCAATTAAACAGTTTTGATAGTAGAACGGTATGTGAACAGTACCGAGAAGACGCAGAAGTGCTAGTTACAACTACTAATATGGCCGTGGCCTGTTTAAGTGTAAGGATAAATCAATGACTTTTAAACTAAGCTCAAGAAGTGAAGCCAAGCTAGAGGGGTTAGACCCACGCCTCGTTGCAGTTGTTAAGGCAGCTATTCACGTTTCTAAGATAGACTTCGGTGTAATCTGTGGCATGAGAACTGTGGAAGAACAGCGAGAGCTTGTTGAAAAGGGCGCGTCCCAGACGATGAAATCAAAGCACCTGCAAGGTTATGCAGTAGATTTAATGGCTTATATTGGCAGTCGTGGTTCTTGGGAATTGAACCTCTACGATGATATTGCAGACGCAATGGCTGAAGCTGCGAGAGAAATAGACGTACCTATCAGGTGGGGGGCGGCTTGGAACGTGCCAAACATTGCTCAGTTTAGCGGTGACATGGAAGACGCGATGAACTACTATATAGATGAGCGCCGATCACAGAACCGCAGACCGTTCATTGACGGCCCACATTTTGAACTGATGGTGTAACATGCCCTTAAAGAAGCTCCTGTTAAAAGCCGGTGTTAACCGCGAGAATACTAGATACACCAGTGAAGGTGGTTGGTACGAGTGCAACAACGTCCGTTTTAGACAGGGCACCCCTGAAAAGATTGGCGGTTGGACACGACTAAACACTGTAAAGTTTCTAGGTGTCACACGCTCTCTTATGAATTGGGTTACGCTAGGAGGGCAAAACCTCATTGGTGTGGGCACTAACATAAAATTCTACATAGAGAATGGTGGGGCTTACAACGATATAACTCCACTCAGAACTACAACCAGTGCGGGAGACGTTACGTTTAGTGCATCTGATACTACGTTAAGCGCTGCGATAACTTCTACATCTGCCACCGTAATTGCGATTACAAACGCTACAGGGTTTCCTTTAGAAGGGTTGGTCTTGATTGGTTCTGAGGTTGTATCCTACACAGGTATTACTGATAACACGTTAACAGGCTGCACTAGGGGAGCGTCTAGGCTTGTTTCTGACGTGGCTACTAGCACTACAGCGGCTACACACAGCAACGGCGCGGCGGTAACTTGTTTTACTATTCTGGTTAATGACGCTGCTAACGGGGCTATAGCGGGTGATTTTGTAACTTTTTCCGCCGCTGCGGCTCTAGGCGGTAACTTTACGGCTCCGGTGTTAAACTTAGAGTACGAAGTATTAACTCTTGAAGACGACGGCAAGTATTCAATACTGGCAAAAAGTTTTAGCTCAACGACGCTTAAATTTACTAACGTAGCATCTACATCGGCTGACTCAGGTACTGGGGGCAGTCTAACCGTGGGCGCGTACCAGCTTAACGTGGGTGTAACTACAGCCTCAAACCTTGCCGGTTGGGGTGCGGGTGGTTGGGGTGCCGCTCTCTTTGGCACTGGCGAAACTAGCCAAGAAGAATTACGTGTGTGGTCTCAACAAAACTTTGGCGAAGACCTGATATTTGGGCCTCGCGGAGGTCGTATATATTACTGGGACGCATCAACCTCTCTAGTTACTAGGGCGTTAGAACTAACGGGATCAAACATACCTACAATACAAAACCTTATTCTTGTGTCAGATATTAACCGTTTTGTGTTTTGCTTTGGTACTAACCCGCTGGGTTCGGGCGTGCGAGACCCTATGTTAGTTCGGTGGTCTGACCAAGAAGATGCTACTAATTGGACACCCACAGCTACAACACAAGCAGGCAGTCTAAGGTTATCTCGGGGCACAGAAATTGTAGCTGCCTCTCAAGCTCGACAGGAAGTCTTGGTGTGGACTGACTCGTCTCTGTACTCCCTGCAGTATGTAGGGGCGGAATCTGGAGTGTGGGGAGCTACGTTGGTCGGTGAACAAATCTCCATAGCTTCTCAAAACGCTGTAGCCTACGCTAATGGTGTGGCATACTGGATGGGCAAAGATAAATTCTACAAGTATGACGGGCGTAGCCAGCCCCTACCCTGCGATTTGCGCAAGCATGTATTTACTGACTTTAACACAGAACAGTTTGAGCAAGTGTTTGCAGGCACTAACGAAGCCTTTAACGAGGTATGGTGGTTCTATTGCTCTGCGGGAGAGGTCGATGCAGACAAGTACGTTGTGTATAACTACTTAGACAACATATGGTACTACGGTTCTATGGCTCGTTCTGCGTGGCTAGACTCAGGACTTAGAGCCTTTCCGTTAGCAGCCACGTTTAACAATGTACTTGTAGAACACGAAAACGGGATTGATGACAACGAAACAGCCAGCGCCGCCGCTATACCTGCGTTCATAACCTCCGCTGAATTTGATCTTGATGACGGGCATCAGTTTGCGCTTGTGTCTAGGATGATACCAGATGTGTCTTTTGAAGGTTCTACAGGCAACACGCCTACAATAAATATGACATTGCAACCTTTAAACTCTTCGGGGTCGGGGTTTAACTCACCTACCTCTGAAAGTGGTGTAAACACAGGAACGGTTGTACGTAGCGCTAGTTCTCCTGTTGACGTATACACTAGCCAAATACACACACGTGTGCGGGGGCGACAGATGTCTATGAAAATAGAATCCTCTACTGTGGGCGTACAGTGGCAGCTAGGTTCGCCTAGACTTGACATGCGCCCCGATGGGAGACGCTGATGGCTAATAACAACCACGTCGTAGGGTTCCGTGCGCCAGCATTACCATACCCACCTACCGAGTACGAACCGTTCCAGTTTGAAGAGCTTAATAAAATTTTGCGGCTGTACTTTAACCAAGTAGATACCGCCTTGCGGGACAGGGCGTTAGCACGACAATCTGAAGCTATAGGGTGGTTTATCGGCTAATGGCAAATGTATATGTAAACGCTAAAGTAGACCTCACAACCACTAACGTGACTGCATTGTACACCTGCGCTGCGCTTACAACAGGTATAGTAAAGTCCATTATAGTCTCAGAAGATACGGGTAACGCAGACACAATAACAGTTACCCTGACCAACGGTACATCTGTGTTTAGCCTGTTTAAAACCACGGCGGTTGGGGCTAACGGCACCGTAGAGCTACTAACTGCCCCTCTTGTTGTAGGCGCTAGTGAGATATTGAAAGTAACGGCGGCAACTGCTAATAGGTTACATGTAGTAGCGAGTATATTGGAGGTTACCTGATGGCGACTGTGGTTGACAGCAAACAAGAGCCTCTTCCAGCCCCGACTATTATGGCTACAGCAGCACGAGAACTTGACCTCAAAGGAGTGTCTGCGGAAGCGGCGTTAGCGGCGTTAGCCCACGAGATATCCCTGCCAGACACAGATAAAGTACAGGTAGGTAACACCGTATTTTTAGGTCACCGAGGCAAGGGTAAGTCAAAGAACAAGATGGTGGGGCGGGCGTTTAACGTAGACACTTCCCGTAACTTTATAAACAACTACATCCAGTATTTAACTGTACTACGTAACAAGGGTGTAACTCATTACTCTATAGACTTTGATGGAGAGGCTCTTGTTCCCATTGCTAAAGCTATAGGCAAACGTATATCGGGCTTAAACATGCGTGCGGGGATGTCAGCGTTTGAAAACGGCGAAGGACACAGGGTTTATTTCTTACTAAAACCTGAAGGTAAGAAGGCGGACGTGTAGATGAGTTTTGTTCTTAATGCTGTTGGTGACGTACTTGGCGGTGTTACTAACGTTGTAAACGAGGTTGTTGACCTTACTACAGATACTATATCTAGTGTCGTTGATTTCGCCGTAGATGATATTATTACCCCCGTAATGGAGGGTGCTACAGATATTGCTGATACGGTAATGGACGACCCCGTTACAAACATCGCTAAAGCAGTAGCTTTTGTTTACGCTCCATGGGCTATTCCACTAATTGACGGTGCCAGCACTCTTGCCAAAGGCGGCGACTTCGATGACGCGTTAAAAGCCACGGCTATATCTTACGCTGCAGGTAAAGTAGGCGGTAAGGTATCTGCATATGTTGACCCCGCGTTGGCGGAAGCAGGGTACGGCGCTACAGTTTCTGCCGCTGTATCTAGGGGAGCAGCTAATGCGGCAACGGCAGTGGTGTACGGGCAAGACCCGTTAAAAGCCTTTGTTACTGGTGGCATACAAGGCGCTACTAGTGCGGTTCTGGGGCAAATAGATACCAAACTGACTAACATCGTGGGGGATAAGGTAGACGAGTTTGGAAAACCAATTCTTGACGAGTTTGGAAAAAAAGTACCAATTATTTCTGGGTGGGAAACTTTACAAGACGGGGTTAAAGATACTGTAGCGGCGTCTATAGCCGCTGAATTGAGTGGAGAGGACATAGATTTAAGAGCTATAACGGGTATTGTAAGTAAATACACCGGTGTTTCTAGTACTATGGAGAAGTTCTTAGCAGATAACACGGGCTTACCCGACGCTAAAGTTGCTATGTTAACCAGCGCACTTACCCAAGCGGCTACGACTGCTTTAGCGGGTGACCCTGAATTATCAGGCGAGGTTTTCTTTGCTAAATTTAACGCCTACGGTATGGAACAATTATCAGCGTTAGCCGACAAGCCAGTTGACAAGTTTTTAGATAAGTTAGACGGGTCTTACGCTGCAACAGAAACGGCTACTCAAGCGTTGAATAGTGCTTTGGTCAGAGCGTCTGACGCTAGAGAAGGTTTCAACAATTTACAAGCAGACTTTGCTAGTAGGACAGACGAACAGACGCGTTTAGAAAATGTGTACGATGACGAATTAAAAAAATTCAATATAGTAACAGCCAACGCTGCTGATATGCCATACGACGCTAGTCCCGGTGCGCAAGATGCAATGAAGTACATAGAGATATCGCGTGACGCGGTTGATGACGCCGCCGCCGCCTACACTGCGTTTGCAGGTCAACTAAAAATAGACTACGACGAGAAATATGCTCCTCAGTTTGCTGCGTTTGAAACAACGTTTGAGGAGTACTCCCCGCAAATTGCAGAGTTAGAGGCCGAGCGCGTTGATGCGGAGCAGTACATGTTGTCTGACATTGACGATTTGTCTGTTGAAATGCGACCTATATTTTCTGAGATGGAAAAAATAGCGGCGCTTACGTTGCGTCCGAGTATTGACGAAGCCGAGTACCGTGCGCGTACGGGTATTGCTGACGATGTAGACGTATACAGGCACTACTTAGAAAACAGAAGAGAAATTGATAGTACGGTGTACCCGCAGACCTCCGTGGACCCGCAGACCTCCGTGGACCCGCAGGCAGAAACACCTGAACTGACGAGTGGAATAACGCCAAGTGTAGGTGACCCCACGTTGGGTATAAACGATTTAGCACCTGCATTGGGCAGGAGCGGACCTAGCAGTGCAGGTAGTGAGCTTCAAAGAATTAAAGACCGCATTTACGTAGTCGAAGGCACTAATGACGCGGGGGGTTACAGCCGACTTCTTGGGAGTCAGGAAGGTAATTTCAACGTAGATATTACTAGCATGACTGCGGCTGAAGTTTTAGAATTTCAATTAGAGCGCGGTGAAGGTTCTTACGCTGCTTACTCTCAAGGCGTTAACAAGGGCAGGAACTTCTTGCGCGAAGACGGCACTGGTAAGATATCTACGCCTGTTGGCAAATATCAAATTGTTGGTATCAACTTAAAAGAAATGATTGCCAACGGAATTATTGACCCGAATGCTTTGTTTGATGAGGCTGCTCAAGAAGCCGCTGGCGAATATTTAATACGAACGAAACGTGGTTTTGATGACTACAAAAACGGAGATATAACCCTCGCAGAGTTTGAAAAGAACCTTGGGAATGAGTTCGAGGGTATTGCGATCAATGGTCTTGGCGATATCAGAGTTGACGAGTATGTAGACGACCTGCCATATATACAACCTAATATCCCTCCTGTGGCAGTAGATAGCACTGTAGCGGACACGATTGCGGCGTTAAAAACAGACGAAGAAAAGTTATCGTATATAAAATCTATCGTTGGGCAGTTCGCTGTAGGCGTACCAGAAAACCTTGCTGCTATGGTAGCTGGCCTTGGCGTGAGCGCCACTGCGGCACAAAGAGAACTAATAGATTATTTTAGCCCTACAGGCGGGTACGGCAGGTACGATGCAAAGGGTGTACTTGAAGAATTGCTAGGCGGCACAATGGCGGCTGACCCAACAACAAAGAATAAATTTAGCAACGAATACGATTTAACTCAAAAGATAGGCCAAGCAGTTACTACGGCTGATGCGGATATGGTTAGCCCGACTACATCTCGTTTACAGAATTTTTCGGATACAAAAAGCGTAGCCGAGCAGGGTACAGATTATTTGTCTGCTCTTTTGGAAGAAGCAGCAAGTTCTATAAGCGACCATGTTTTTACTGAAGAAGAACAGGCAATATTAGCCGCTTCCGGTTTAGAAGGTACAACGTTTGACGAGCTTGGCTTTGCCGGTGAGGAAGGTAGCTCTGCGGGTACAGCGGGAGTAATCTCCAATGAAATTGGTGGGGAAGTTCTCGACTTCCTTATGAAGGGTAACCCGTGGCTTGCTGCTGCAAGTGGTACATTAAACGCAGGTGAGGCTGTTACTGGGGCCAAAGTGCAATCTGAACAAGTTGTGAACGACCTGTTCACTGCAGGTGAGCTACAAAATACTGCTTTGTACGAAGAAGCAATAGAGTATTATGATGGTGACGAAGACAAAACCAAGGCTTTCATTGCTTCCGAAATTTTACGAGATTCTATACTGGAAGTATCCTTAGTAGGGGCTACGGACGCGCTACTACCGAAGGCGGGGGCGAGTGTAATTGGCGCTACTGCAACACGCACTGTATCAGAGGCGGGTCAAGAAGTAGCGGAAAGCGTTATTGTACTAAACTCTGTAAATAAAATTTTAGACACCGACCTTAATATTTATAGAAACGCGGCGGGTAACTTTGTTATGGGTGCCGCAACGGGTGGGGGGACGCAAGTCTTCGGCGCTGTTACAGACGCAACTAAGAACTTGATTGTAGAAGGAAAGGTTCCACCGCCTGACATTGATCCCGATGATGCACCTTCCGATGATACACCTCCCGATGATACACCTCCTGCAGTGGACACCACCGCCGCTTTAACCGCGAGTGAAGCAGCTAAAAAACAAAGTGACCTGCTACAGGCTGATGCGGTAGCGACTAGTGAGATGCTTGTGGATCAGGGGATTCTTCCTTCAGACCTTGATGGGTCTACCCCTGAGAGCCTTATCAACCTTTTGCGGTTAGAGACGGGCTTAGATTACGAGGCAATAACGGGTATTGTTAACCTCACTCACGATGGCGGTATAACTACTAAAGCTGAACTAATTGACGCTGCGCTAAAGGCTGACCCAGAACTAGTCTTTACACCTCAAATTTCTGACGACTTGTTTGACCAACTTGGGGGTGTTACCGGCGAAGTTGATGTAGATACTGCGGTTGCAGACTATTTAACCTCCTCCAGACAAGATGTGTACGAAGATAATATCTACAAAGATTCTCTACCCGTAACAGAAGATACTGTAGAAGACGTAATTGCCGACCCTGTAACAGATGACACTGTGATAGAAGACGTAATTGCCGACCCTGTAGTAGAAGATACTGTTTTAGAAGACGTAATTGCCGACCCTGTAGTAGAAGACACTGTAGAAGACGTAATTGCCGACCCTGTAGTAGAAGATACTGTAGAAGATGTTATTGCCGACCCTGTAGTAGAAGACACTGTGGAAGATGTTATTGCCGACCCTGTAGTAGAAGACACTGTAGAAGATGTCATTGCTGACCCTGTAACAGCAGACGAAGTGCAAGGTATTGTTGATGGGGCTATAGGTAATTTACCCGAGTCAGCTAGTCCTGAAGACGTGTCTACCGCTATATCAGATGCTTTAGCAGGGCTTGAAAATATTAGCACTGAAGACGTGTCTACCGCTATATCAGATGCTTTATCGGGGCTTGAAAATATTAGCACTGAAGAGGTGCAAGGTATTGTTGACGGCACAGTGGCAGAACTTACTGGTGATGTAGCTGGGCTTACTGGTGATGTAGCTGGGCTTACTGGTGATGTAGCTGGGCTTACTGGTGATGTAGACGAACTGAGTGATAACTTATCTGCTTTAGGTTTAGACCTTGATGAGGTAGCGAAGTTTGTTGGTAAACCTGCGCGTAATGTTACAGAAACAGACGTTGACTTTGTAATTGACTTAGTAGCGCAAGGAAATATCAACGCGGAGTTAACAGCGCAGTATGATGTTACTGGAGACGGTATTGTTGACATACTAGACCAAAATCTGTTAACCGATACACTACAGGGTACTACTGACACTACCCTTGCGGATACGTCCATGTTTAATCCAGCCACAGGTCTTTACTTGCAGGCGGACCAAAATACGCAGGCTACGTTGGACGCTGTTACTGACATGAACCAAGACATGAACCAAGACTCTGCTATACAAATGGATAGAAACAACAAACAGCAGAATGCAAATCAACTCGCTGAAATGCTGGCAGGGTCTAACGATATATATGGACAGCAAGTAGTGACTACACCGGGAGATAAGGCGCAGATAGACTACCTATACAATATTAGCGGAGACAACATATTTGCTACTGAGGAACAAGCAGGGCTGTTTGCAAGCCCCTACGGTACAAACAGAGCGCTACCCGCTAGCAATCAAAGCTGGATGAGTGGTTACCGCAGTCCTCGCATGGATGGTCGAGGGCCAAACGACGCCTTCGCACAGGGTGGACAAGTTGAAGACGAAAATGATAGACTACTAAGATTACTTGGAGAATTGTAATGGCAAGCTGGCTAGATGGTTTAATTCAAAATTTCACGGGGTCCGATGGGAACACTGACTTGCTCCGAGGGCTTGCTACCGCTGGTGGTTCATACGCGCTGAATCAATCAGGTCTTTTTGATGCTGATATACAAAAGACAGGCTACCAAGGTAGTATTCCCGACTATACAGCGCAGCGCGATGTAGTGCAGGGCACGTATAATCCCAATAGGCGTGCAGGGAGTGGCGGACAGCGATATTTTACAGATACACAGTTTCAACCTGCGGGTGCAGCCCCTGCCGCGCCAATGTCTGCTCAAGGTCTACAAGCTCTGAACGCAGCAAACCCCGCACAACAAAGACGCCCCGGAGGTCCAAGAGTACCTTTAACCCCTATAGAAACAGCTATCCCCTTACAGAATATGGCTGCTGGTGGTATAGCCCAGCTTAAAAAGGGTCAGTATCTAGCTGGCGCAACAGACGGTATGGCTGATAAAATACCTGCGTCTATTGAAGGTGAGCAGGAGGCACGGTTGAGTGACGGCGAGTTCGTTATTCCTGCCGATGTAGTAAGCCACCTTGGCAACGGTAACTCCGATGCGGGTGCAAAAGTACTAAAAGAAATGATGAGCCGTGTGCGTAAAGTTCGTACGGGGAACGAAAAACAGGGTAAAGAAATTGACCCTAAAAAATTCTTACCAGCGTGAGGTGAATTATGGCCAACGGTATTGCAACAACATCAACAACTTCTACGGCTACTCAAGACCCCCTTGCGGGTAATAGTAGTATCGTCGGCAACGTAACGGGTAAAGAATCTAACCTATCTAACTGGGCGGGTGATTACGTCACCGACATGCTGGGCCAAGGTAAAGCGCTGGGCGAACAAGGTTATGACGCCTACATGGGACCGTTAACTGCGGGAGCGTCAGATTTACAAACTCAAGCATTTGAAGGTATCGGCGGACTTGCGCTCCCAACAGACCAGATGGGCGTTAGTGGGTATCAAGACCAAATGTTTACTGGGGATATCGCACAGCAGTATATGAACCCCTATCTGCAGGCTTCATTAGACCCTCAGATTGCAGCGGCGCGTAGGCAGTCTGAGATTGACCGCGTTAATAATGCGTCGCGTATGACCCGCGCTGGGTCATTTGGTGGATCACGTCAAGCTGTTATGGATGCAGAAAACCAAGGTAACTTACAAAGAAACCTAGCAGGTATTACGGGCCAAGGGTACGCCGACGCGTACAGCCAAGCCATGAACCAGTTTAACACCGAACGGGGACGTGCTGCACAAAATCAAGACAGTATCAACTTATACGGCAGCACCGGCATTCAGGGGCTTGCGGATATGGGCCGTGTGCAACGGGATATTGAATCTGAAGGCGTGCAAGCAGACCGTTCGCAATTCGAGGAAGAACGTGACTTCCCTTACAAGCAGGTGCAGTACATGCAGTCGTTGTTGCAGGGGCTACCTATTGAGGCGCAGTCTGTAAATTACGCCCAACCTAGCCAACTGTCGGAAATTTTGTCGGGC